ATTTCTCATTTAATACGGACATTATAACACAACGGACGGATATGGCAACCAAAATCGTTTGTAAACACATGCGACAGGTTGTCGCACCTATAGGTTGTGGTGTTGACAATAGAAATCCTCTCTATAGAAATCGTCTATAATACGATTGATTTGCTCTATAGGGATTGTCAACGCCAGACGGTCGTTTACATACGTCTGGACTTGCTGTTCCGTCTGGGCACCGTATTCGATGGCCTGAACCACCAACTCATCTACTTCCAAAGCAAGGTCGGACATTCTAGACATTATTAACCCTCCACAAGGTTGTCAATATCGGACTGGGAAACGACCGTGACGGTCAGACCTTTTAGCCATTGGTTAATATGCTTTGAGGTCGTGCGGGAATACTTTTCTTCGGTCATTAACCAACCTTGAATAGGATGGAAAGCGGCCACTGGAGTCCGATATGAGAAAAGCACCTTAATGCCATTCTCAAAGACGATTACATTTTGGTTTGAACCATGCGGAATGAGTTTCATATTAATTTCCCCATTGATAGTTGACGAAAGAGTTAATTTTTCCTTGTAGTGTAAGGGCATGAAGTTTTACAAAAAATGGAACAGGTGCGTCTATGGTTAGATAGGCAAAGAAGCTATTGACTTTATACATAATAAGGTTTTTCATGTTTACTATCCTCTCTGATTATGTCTAATAATAGCATAAACGGACGGAACAGTCAATCAAAATCGTATGTCAACAGATGCGACAGGATGTCGCACCTTGCGATTGTAAACCTTCTTGCTGTTGACAATCCGCTGTTTACATACAGGATTGCGGAGTGCCTTGGCAACAGGATTAACAGTCTGGATCAAAGTCATGCCATTCTTGCGCTTCGTCCGGTTGGCCGTCATAATCATCTTCCTCCTCTGCTAGTTCACCATAAAACTCGGCATAATAATTACTCAAAAAGTTTGCGACCTCGGACTCGGACAGATAGTTGAGAAGGTCACGGATCAATTCATCACGATCCAACACACCTTCATCCTTAGCCTCAATAACAGCATTGGTGAACCTACGCATTATGTTTACTCCCAATCAATGTGAAACGTTAGAGATAATTTTAACTCCTGGTAATGTCTAACCTTTTTCATCATGGCATTTCTGGTAATGTTTTTATAGACGACTTGATCACCGTTTTTAAGATATACCGTCAATGTATAACTCTTTATGTTATGCATTATCTTTCCTCTACACTCCAAGAGATATAGTTTTCTTTCTTAGAATAAAGATCAATATACCTACAGGCCGCAGTTCGTGAGATACCACGGAATGTAAGGTCATAACCTTTGAACCAAATCGACAGATTGAAAGTTTTCACATTAGCCATATTATATTCCTTAGAAGTTAGCGGAGTCGTCAAACGCAAAAAATTTCACCTCTTGCGTTTCATCACTATCAGCAAATATCACCACATCATTTTCCATAACCTCATCGGCGGCACGCTTATCCCATAGTCTATGGATAAAGTCAGGAGTGCCGAACACCTTGACGGCCGTATGATAACGGTTATCTTTGAAACCCACAAAGTGGATGGCGTTATTCATTATTTCTCCATCACATAAGTCCACTTACCATCGGACCATTGTTTACAACGGACAATCTTATAACCTTGAGCATCAAATTCCTCAATACGTTTAGCCACGTAACGGAAAGAACCAGATACGATTACTTGCTTCATATTAATCCTCCAAAGTTCCAGGAACAGCCCACCAAGAAACATCTACAGGCAGGATTGCATTGTATAACCAGGTGATAACATCAATTCTGCGTTTACCAAAATCCGTTTCTGAATAAAAGACAACCATATTAACCTCCAAAATAAGCGATAAGACCAACACCGAACATAAGACCAACCAAAGTCAGGAAAAGACCGAGGCATTGGACCATTTGTTCATCATCTTTAAACATTATCAGACTCCGAGAGTAAAGCAACAAGAGCAAAAGAAACTGGAATAGCCAGCGATACGGTTAGAGCGATTATTTCCAACATTAGATACCTTTCACCTTTTTGCCAGTGGTATAACCCTTCTTAGGGCGTTTAGGTGCCTTACACACCTTAATATCATTACCCTTGAGGAAGAAGTCCTCCAACTGGTCAAGAGTAACCTGAATAGCGGGTTTTTTAGCAGCAAAACGAGCATTAGCCATTATCTTACATCCGTGTTAAGTTTAGGTTTGCGGGATTTGATTAGTTCACGTTCTAAGGTATGAGCAGCGGACTTACCGCGGACCACGTCCAATACAGTAACGTCAAAGGCATCAGCGCCATATTTACGTATAGCAACACAGAGCTTCCAGTTTTTGTTTTCTGTAAGGGCCCGTCGGACATGTTTCTGCCACCTTCTGGTTAGGGATTTCTTCACTGCCGACCGTTCGACAAAGGTCACACCAATGTATTCCTGTCCGTTTACAGACAGACTGTAAACAAGGTGTTTACGATCAGACCGTGATTTCCGCTTTTGTGTTTTCATCATGGACGTATAATAGCACTAAGGAACGGAATAGTCAATAAAAAAGGTATGTAAACAACTGCGACAGGATGTCGCACCCTGGCCGTCGTTTACATACCCTCGTTTACAAATAGATATAGAAATTGGATGGATAAATAGTCATGCTGGTGCTCCTCTAAAGCATTAGAGTAGGTGGGTTCCCCAACCGCGACCTACATGACTATTTAGTAGTTCTTATTTTTCAAAGAAATCATCACATTCATCCCAATCTTCTAAATGTGATTCCCATGCCTTCTTGAGGTTCTTTAGTGGACGGCGATCACGACGCATTTCGGACTCTGGGCGTTCCAATTTGCGACCACCATATTTACGGTCTTCTTCTTGTAGTTCAACATAAGGATCTTTGAAAGTGTTTTTTAGTTGCTTCATGTTATTCTACCCTTGTGGTAATAATCCTGGGAACGCTTCATTAACAAGCGCCTCAGTTAAATGTGGTACCTTCTGATCTTTTAGAATGATACCCATATAGACATCAGCCTCTTTAGGCTCTAGACTTTCCAATACTTGTAGTAAAAGTTCTTTCTTTCTTTTTTCGGTGAGTGCGGGAGGTGTGCGTGGATGGTTTTCCATGAAAAGATAGATTTTATCCAATGCCTGTGACATATTGCTATAACCCATACCAGGAGGTAGGTCTGTTTCTTTCTTCCAATTCGGTGCTTCTTTGATTACATATGTAGCACCTGGATGAAATGTTCCTTTTAGGACATTTACCAAAGCAAATGTTTCATTTTCTTTTAGGACCGCAATACGGTCTTTCTTAGTCTTAGCCTTGCGGAAATCATCAAAGACTTCATATACATTTTTCTTACTCATTATATTCCTCAAAAATCGTTGATGGACTCAATCATTACTTTGAGGCCCTTATCTATAAAGTAGTTCAACATTTTCTCTTTCGTCGCCACTTTGGTATTTTCAAACGCGGAAACGATGCTTGCCTGAATGTCTCCTGGTATATAGTCAAAATCAACCAAAGTTTGATTACGTTTATAACCACGTAGCATAATATCCGTAGTGCAGAAAGTTTCGGCATCCTGACTAATCCATTCCTGAAGACGTTTACTATTTATGACCTTTTGACGTTCGCCTGCCGCAAAGGTATTGTCTGGTGATAGAAAGTTAGGAATGCCATCACCACGGTCACCTTTAAGAATGTGTTCACGGATGAATGTGGTAGGGTTATCAATCTTAATGAACCGCTTTAGAATAGGTGAATACTGGGTTACATTAGGATATTTCTGTAGTTGACCAAAGTCTTTGTCCGACGACAAAATGAGAATGTTACTGCTCGACGACAATCTAGCAGTAAGGACGGCAATGATATCATCCGCCTCGGCACCTTCTACATCCAACACCTTGTAAGGGAAACTCTCTTTGAACTCATCGCGGATTTTGTTGAGAGTGTCAAAGATAAGGTGCCAATCAAGCCCACTGGCCTCGCGGTCGTGCTTGCGCTGGCTCTTATAGAATGGAAAAAACTCACGACGCCAATACTTCTTGGAGTCGCAACAAAGTATTACATTAGGATATTTTGATTTGAACTGTCTTACATTAGCACGGATAGTATTGATAGACATATGACGAATAAGGTCCTCATTCATCTCATGCGATTTACTTATTTGTTTCAGGTGTTGCATCAAGTTGGAAATGAGGACCTGATTTAGATCCACCATGATATAAGACATTTTCTTTCCTTACATTAGGGATTTAGCATACTTGCATCTGTTGGCGAAACCGTCGCCGTTCTCTGGATGGTCTTTAGTATAACCTCTTGGTCTTTCATAGGCAATAGCAACCAATAAGGCCTCATCAATGTTTGTGGTTTTATGTAGTGCCTTACCAACAGGCATTTCAGAACCTTGTGTAAGCTCCCAGTTTACGAAACGGGCCTGTGTATCAAGGTCACCAATAGGTTTGTCTAGGTTATTGGCGAAGTGTTCCAGATCAGCAAGACGTTGACCACGCCATTGTGCAATACCAAATGCTGTATGATGGTCACCCCATACGGAGCAACGTAGGTCTGTATAGGATTCCTGCATAAACTGACCACACATGGCAGCTGCTTGGAAATCTTTCCAACCAAGTTCCATTAATACCTTCTTTACATATAATGGTCGATCAATACCTTTAAGGGTATTCGGATCTACTGTATCTACCATATCATTCTTCCTCTTCTTTGGCAAGTTTTTCTTTTGACGCTAACATATCCTCAATCATTTTTTGGATTTGTTCCTCATCCATGTTTTCCATTGCTTTAGCATCCGCTTTGGAAATAATGGTTATATTATCTTCTATAAAAGGATGTAGGTGATGTTCAAAACCAAACTGACGATATACGGTAGCACGGAGAGCATCTACAACAAGGACAAGATCCTTTGTGAAAGACTCATCTTCAACACTTACATAATAGTTATCAAGTTCAGTGACAATCATTGTAGTTATATCGGTGACAATGGCATCTGCCATTTTCATATCAGCTCGTCTTGCTCTTTCTTCTAAAACTTCTCCTGGTACATCACGAACAACTTTGTGTTTTGGGAACTCGATAACTTTATCGGTCATTTACTTATCCTTATTCTTTATATCTAAGTAGGTTCCATACAATACCAAAAGCATAGAAATGACACCCACGAACATACCAAGATATATCATAGACCAAATTAGGTCAATTTCCGTTGTTTTTAGAATAGTTGAGACCATATTCCATTACCTCACTCTTGGTTCTTTCATATAAACCTTTATGCTCATCCTTTGTCCAACCATCTTTATTGACATGCTCGTACCAATAGAGATAGGCCAACTTATCTATCATATCAATTCTTTCTACCGGTATATTGTTATAGTATTTTATCCCGCCTGTAGGTATTGTCATTTAACTATCCTCAGTAATATAGTTTCTTCGTTACAGCGGCCATTGGCCTTTGTTTCTGTTGTCTTAATAGCACTCATAATCTTACGCAAACCAACTTTACCCTCGTTTAACACTTGGGGGATCACTTGTTCTGGTTTTCGGAGTTTTTTGGTGACAGAAGTATCTTGATCATATCCGATGATCGTAGTCCCTCTGACAGAAAGCCCGCTATTACCCAAGGCATTATACACAGAAAGATTACGATACTTAGTATTGTAGACCCAAAGTTGTTGCGCATGAATAATATCCTTGGATTGGACACTCTTGATATTTAGGTCCTTGTCTTCAACTTTATACTTTAACTTAGAAACCAAAACATGTGCTGGTTTTTCTTTCTTCTTACGAGGTTTGCGAATAGAGACCTGTGCTGCTGATGTTTCATCAAGGTGATCTAGGATCTTTTTGATGAAAAGGGCCATAATTTTAAGAACAGGTTTACGCCATCTTTTATATGCTTCCACCAAATCTGGATCTTCACCTTTGAGTGCTTCGGTGATTTCTTCATATTGCGGCCGGAAATGGTCTGTAATCCTCTTCGCCACTGGCGGTTTGATTGCCTTCTCAAGGGCCCACTTCTTAACGTCAAACTGGATTACTCCTTCTCTATAGAAAACGTCTAACTCACCTTCTAGTTCTCCGATGAGGTCCGATGCACGGCTCGCGATGCGGTCTTGTATAGAGACCACAACCTTTTGCGGTTGATCTTCTTCAACCTCCGAATTGACCAACACCTCGCTGGCCAGGTCCACAATTCGTTGCTCAATAGATTCCCAGATTCCGTCAGGTAGGGATGACCCGGTGTGGAGGAGCCGACAGTTCCATCCAATAGAGTGGAGTTCCACAGACTTAACGTTAGATATTCGTCGGATGATTTCTTTGTCATAGTGAATACTCTTTAGGTAGGATATGGTGAATGACTTAGCATCATCACTTGTATAGAAATAGTTAAACCAGTTATATGCAACAGCCAACTCAGCCTGTGTGGAATCCTCCGTAACGGTAGGTTCAGAACCAAGATACTTTTCATCCGCAAATTTAGGACGAGTTTTCACTTTCTTCTCCTTATCTTCCACTTTTTTCTTTCCACATTTCATATAGTTGTTTTTCTAGTAATCGTGCCTCTGCTTCCCAAGGAAGATTTTTATAACCGACTACCTTCTCATTATATAATACTTTATTCCATTTTTGATAGTTGCAGTCACCATCAACCAGTTCTTTTCTGGCATATTGCTTAACATGTGTTAATTCATGTGCTATGGTGCGCAGTAGGAATACACGACCAAGGCCACTATCTACCTCTATCTCAAACTCCCTATGGTTATGGTTTTTTGCATCATCATCGGTATACATTGCAAAACCAAAACACTTACTTTGTTTATAGAGGTCCTTTTTGAGTTTTATTACCACAAGGACATTTTTACTCAGGCGTTTCATAAGATAGTCGCAGAAAAAGGAAGCGGCCTCTTTTATTTCTTTTTTATCTACCTTTTTAGGAGTACCGTGTATTTTTATCTGCGCCATGTTTTCCTCATACAAAATAGAACCATCCTGTTACTATATACTTTTCTTGGGTTGGTGAAGTTATACCTCTATGCGTAAAAGTCCAATCACTAGGCCATATTAAAGTTAATCCTCTTTCAGGTTTAATCTTAATTTTCTGGTGGTAAAATTCGGTTTCACCTTCATCTGTAACATCATTCAGATAAGTCATGTATACCAAATGACGGAAATGTGTTAGATTACGACCTACTCCTCTTTCCGAATGCCATCCATGAAATGCCTGGCCAGGTTTATAATGCTGTATCTGAGGATACATAATCTCCATCCAATTTGATAAAGTATTACAAATAGGATATTTATCTATATATCTCAATACAGAATTCCTACGGTATAAGCAATACTTATCATGTAAGAACTTTTCATCAAGTTTACAATCTGTGCTATCTTTGATATTAGGTCTTACTTCTTTACATTGTTTACCCGGTTCTTTGGAGTCACTATTCTTATGAAACTCAATAATTTCATCAATAAGTGGATCTTCAAGATACCACCCTCCGATAAAATTGTCAAGTTCATTTACATAATGTTCACGCATTATAGAAAAATATTACCAAATGACTTGAAGTCGGAAATCACACAAACTCCGTCTTCAGTTGGATCGGTATTATGCTCTAATTCCTCAGCAAAGTCAAGAGCCTCGTTTATTGTATAGAAAACAGGCACTTGTGCAAAGGTATCAAGGATTGCTTCAACATTTCCTTCATATTTTCCTGTTTCAGGATTCCATTCACCATAGATGTTATCAATGGCATTGGCCCGTGTAACACGGTATTCTGGACCTCTTTCGGACTCAGTTAGTAACACATATATTCCATTATCTGCTGACATTTACTTATCCTTCACTTAGAACTTGCTTGACCGAATCCAAACGGAATGAACGCCAACCACCAGCATCAATGTCCCATACAGGTTGGACACTATCATTAATCTGCCTTGTGTTCTTAGGAACCTGCCCGTCATATTCGGACAACATCTGTGGTTCAACCTGAGGAACATAAAGATCGGAAAGAGTGCAACGCATTGTGCGTTCCGTTCCGTCAGTTTTCTCAAAAACAACGGTAACAACTCCATTCTGTAGTTGTTCCTTTAAAGAATATTTATCAATCATAACTTAACTCCTACTTTCTACATGGTCATAGTAATCATCAACGGCCCTACGGATAAGATGATCACCACTTATATAATAATCCGGATCCAAAATGGCCATCAATAGATGTTGATAATCCCTTTTAGGTAAGATTGATTTAGCCCTTTCTAGGTATTCTCGTCTAGTTTTCCTAGTATCTCTATTTTTGGTTACTTCCGTATATCCAACACGCATATCTGGAGTTACTTTAGGAAAAGAAAGTATATTAGTCATGACCGTTCCTTAGTAAGTTAGTAGCAAATCATATAACTCATTATAACCGCCAATATACTTCTTGTCAACTGTTATTACAGGAAAAGTTCTAGCTTGTGGGAACTGTTCCAATAGAGTATCTCGGTCAAAATCCTTACCTAGTTTATGCTCAATAAACTCTATTGCTTTTACCTTTAGTAAATGTCTAGCTTTATCACAAAAGGCACAGTTGTCTTTGGAATACATTATTACTTTCATCTATAACTCCCATTAAATGCTATGCTAATACGTTCTTCGTTAGTTTCGTTTGGTTCAACATAATGATATAACCATGCCGGAAATATAACTAAATCTCTCACTTTTGGTATATATCTATAGGTGGATGAATTAAAGGTGTTGTATTGTTTTATATTGTTCATTTTTATATATTGGTCATATTTTCCTACAGGTGTTCTTAAAACTATATTACCCGAATTGATAGGAACTTTGACATAATAAACAGCAACAAAGATTGAGTTAGGATGATCATGTGGATTATTACTATTAGTTTGTTTGTTTATGTTTATCCAATAGTTGTCTATTTTTATCCTTTCAGGTTCATTGAAATCTAATCTTGTTCCTAGTGATTCAAAATTCTTACAAATAACATCTATTAGATTTAATATATTTTCATCATGGGTATCTTTGACATATAGGTCATTACTTTGCCATCCACCTATATTGGATAATACTCTACCTTTCTCATCTTCCTTTTTCTTATCATAACAATAATTCAATATAGCATCATTATCTAATTCAATTTCATCATATGCTATAAAATTAGTAAAGATTGTTTCAAATTTCATAGTAGATGTTGCGCCAATACCATACAAGAAATCCAGGCCCAGATTGTATTGAAACCAACTAAAGTTGGTAAAAGTTTCTTATTACTGGCCCAAATGAGTGCTAATGAAGTAAATAGAGTTAAGAAGTATAGTTGCCATACTTGAATACCAAATATCAAACCAGGAACAATGATAAGGGCTTTAGCAAACCATGAAACAAACTCAACGGTATTGTAATCTGTCCAATATGCCCTTGTGAACCACATACTATAACAATTTTTTATTTTGGTAAATGTTATATGTTTATAGACAATTAGTAGTAAAAAGGCCCATACGCCTGATGCTATTAGAATTTGTTGTGTTGTCATGTTGCCTCACTTTTTGATATGGGACTTTCTTACTCGTACCATGATCCATGTATTATAGTAATCTTCGGTCATCAAGGCATCTCTGGCAAACTGTTCTTTGGCCTCAAGGTATGAAGCCTCGCCTTTAGACTTACAAAGATATAGGATTTCTCGTTTGAACTTGTCTTTGCCGTATAGATCCACATGTTCATTCAGTTCTTTGTTAGAACCATAATAATCTAACCAGTCGGAGTCAACCTGTTTCTTCACCCGCTTACCTTTTCGTTTGGTAGAGCGGGTGAACTTAAACAGTTTCTTTCCGATATATTTACGACCTGTTACCTCGTTTGTGATAAGGTAAACAAAGGCTACATAACCATCGGGTATTTCTTCAAAGGGTGTATTGTTGTATAACCACATACACCTATGTAGGTATTAGTCCTCTTCGTCTTCCATTTCAGGTGGATACTTTTCGTTCCATACCTCATCCCATGCTTTATCATTCTCAAGGCATTCTTCTAAGTTCTTAGCATCAAAGTCCTCAAAAACCTCTAGCAATATTTCATAAACGATTTTACGATCATCATATGAAACTTCGCTATCAACCAGTTTTTCAATAATCTGATCTAGTATTTGTGAACCTGTATTAAGAGCCATTAGTTTTTCCTTTTAGTTTATAATTCTTATTGTTGTACCTTCACGGTCATGTTTAACTATATCATATAAAATGGCCGCATGAGCAGGCGATAGACGGACACAACCGTGACTAGCAGGACGACCCAAAGCACCCACATGAGGCGTAGCATGAATAGCATACCCACCACTGAAAAAGATAGAATGAGGCATAGGAGCATTATCATACTTTTTGCTGTAGTGCATAGGCTGGAGTGAATATGGGTAAAAAGTTCCATTTGGTGTATAGTATCCTTTTCGTGCAGTTGATACTGGCCACTGATATGAACCTTCATCAGTATCAACCTGCATCATCTGGTGTCTCTTGCTGATAGTTATATCAGTTTGTGCCATTGCTGGTGTAGTAAGTAGCATCATTGCAACGAGTAGTTTCTTCACATCAGTCTCCATTACAGTTAGTTATACCAAAAACTTCACAGTAAGATTTAGTCCAGTCGCCTGAAATCTTATCCTGTGCCTCTTTTAATGTCATCTTACCACTACATACTAAACTATGTAGCTTATTTTCAAGTTCATCTTTCACATGGGCATTCCATGGTAAAGTTTTATATGACTGTGGCCAAAGATTACTGATTTCATTAGAACCACCTAACTGTAAACTGATTAGGTGGTCTATCTCATACTGACCTGGTTTGCGAGATGTAATACCATATATCTGATATGCCTTATTCTTTACATTCTGTGGAACATTCCTGACACGACCAGCATAACCAGGAACGCAAACCTCTTTCTCTGTTACAGGAAGAGTTGCGCCTGGTGTTAGTTGATGGTTTGGCAGCAAAGGATCAAGTGCCATTGCTGGTGTGGTGACAAGGAGAAAGGCGAGGATTAGATTTCGCATGTGCCACTTGTGCAAGCTAGTGTCTGCACCCCTTCAACATTGTCTTCCATCTCAACCAAACTATCCCAGTCAAGATGTGTTGGAATAGAAGGCAGCATAGCATCATAAAGGTCTTTGGTTATGGCCTCATAAGGTGCTTGCCGATAGCTACCACCATCGTAAGGTAGGAACGATACGCCGGACATCTCATCAAAGTGGTCGTAAACCCAGGCACCGACCTTCATCCATTCGTCCTCACGAACATTGATAGTGACTGATGGCTTGTGTTCCGCCCAACTTTCCTGATACACCGCCCATAGTTCTAGATGACTAATAGCGTTGATATCGTCACGAACAACGGCACCTTTTGGTGCTTTCTGTGGGAAGGAGAATACTGTTGTGGAGTCGGGCTTCATAACATCTGGTTCCCAAGGCACACCCTTTTCTTTCATAAACTTTGTTAGAGGATCTTTATTATCAGCCCGAACACGACGGATATAATAATTAGAATGCCGTGGATGAATACCAGACGCGGAGTCGCATAGTTGCGATACTGTGCCAGAAGGCTTGACACAAGTAATAGCAGCGGCAGGATTAATACCAAGTTTTTCAGCCAGTCCATTATTCACCTCAACAGCATAGTCACGAAGAGAAGCAAGGCGTGCCTTAATCTCTTTATCATGTGGATTGTTAAACAACTTGGAGTCATAGATGCCTGTAAGTGATACACCAAGTAGGCGTTCTTCTTCGGCGTTCTTCTTCCAAACTTTTCTCAGGTAGGGAAAATCCGTAAGAGTAGATTGAAAAGTACCGAGGATAGTTGCAATCTTAACTTTATCTCTAATAGTTTCCATCGTGTCATCTGACCGCAGGACAACTTCAGTAAGGTTGCAAAAGCCATATGGTCTAAGGATGATCTCCGAACACGGATTGGTTCCAAATGCTTGGTCTGGATTTCGTCTGCCATTTCTCGCAGCGATTTTTTGACATGCTTCACGACTGAATAAACCTCTCTCGCCTGACTTGGATTCATATAATGATAACCACTCGGACATGAAAGATCCAATCTCTGGTTTCTCATTATAGACGGCCGAGTTGTTTGACAATGCCCGTTGTGGGTTTGCTTCCCACCACGCACCCGCCTTGGCGTGACGCATACGGTCATCGGATAGGTTAGATAGAGAAATCATAGCAGAACGACGGACACCGCCAACTACAACAACCTCACCAATCTTACACATTATATCATGACACTCAATGGAAGTCAGGCGACGACCATGAGCATTACGGAATACTTTTACAACAAACTTGAATAGATCATTTAGAGGACCTGGGCCAGATGAACGACCACCAAAGGTCTTCAACGGAGCACCAGCAGGACGCACCTTGGTTAGGTCCCACTTTGGAATCTCACCTGTGTATAGGAGAGCAATAAGCATACGTAGAGCCTTAGCCCAACCTTCTTTGCTATCTCTCACGGAAATGGTGGTATCGGAGTCATACATCTTCTCCGGAATCTCTGGCAACTGATTAATGAACTGGCGCTCAACGGAGAAACCAACACCTGTTCCACATAGTAGAATGAACATGGCCTCATCAAAGGCCTTAGGGTCATCAATAGTTAGAAATGAACAGTTATAACCACATGTGTGGTCTCGCTCTAATGCCTTACCAGCAGTCATAAGGGACCGCATAGATGGCATAACTTTTAGTTTGATAATGTAATCTTTTATCTCTTCACGATAAGGTGCCATATCAAAGTTATAAGTATCGGCGAGGTGATTAGACATAAAGGTAATATAACGTTCAACGGTTTCCTCCCAATTTTCTCGACGGTTTAGTTCTGGTACATAACGAGCATATCTGGATTTATAGATGAATTCCTGGTAAAGTGATTCCATTATTACTTCCTCTTATATATTCTTCCTTTGACAAACCCGGATGGTATGTCATCTGTTTCTTTTATTCTCTTGCTTATAACACCATCATTTATCCAGATAGTGTCTTGACAAACTTTTGCTGTTTCACTGGTAAATTTTGTTATGTTAGCAGCAGCGACAATCGCTTTTTTTTCTTCTGAAAGTTTCCATGTTCTTCCTTTTGATGCTTGTATTCTTTTATTTCTGTTTCTGGCCCAAGATGCTCTCTGTGCTTCGGAAACTTTTTTATTTCTTTCTTCTGTATATTCCATTATCAAACCGGTGTTACCTTCACCACCATCGGTTCTATTATGTAGAATGCCGGTATTAAGGTCTTTACGACCATACCAACGAATATAGAATCTTTCTAAAGCAAGAGCACCGAGGTCTGTTAGATTGGACTCCATTATAACAATTCTATTTTTATCAGTAGGCCTTATAATGGAATGAGATTTGTGTTTCTCCCACGCTCTGCGACCTTTTCCCTTACCAATATAATAAGGTGTAAGTTCATCTTTACGCAAATAAGCATAAATGTAGAAACCTGGAGGTTGATTTGAGGATGTATAAATAGACATGCTGGCACTCCCTAAAAGTGTTAGAGTCCGTAGAGTTCGCACCTCGTGACGGACATGTCTATTTAGTAATCCTATACTTTTCACCAAAATGGCCACCAAGGTTTTTCTTTAGCGTCTGGATTCTCCATCTGTATTGGTGCAGGATGCCAATACTCTCTCAATGACGGGAAGTGTTTTAGAATTTCTTCCTGTGCATCAAGAGCAATCAAACGATGTTCTTTCTGTGTGCCTACTTCCGCACGAACATCTATCCAGTGAATCCAAGAACGAAGTGTACCTGACATATATAGTCGTGTCTTGGTTAGACCTTCTGGTAAGATTGCTCTAGCCTGTTCTTTGGCGATACCAAGTTCAATAGCAGTCTTATAATGTCTAACTGCAAGATCACCAACAACACCTTGAAGATAATTCCAATCATATTTAAGATTGTCATCATCCGTCTCAATACTATTCTGACGGTTCTTGGCATCCTGTAGTCGTGCTTCTCTTGTAACGAAACCCATATCCTTTGTTGGATCAGCATAACGCTGGCTAAACTCTTGGAATGAAAATGACCGATGACGGATAATTTGATGTGCTATATCACGGGTTGTCTGAATATCCATAGTGATAGACACCATCTCAAATGGAGACCAGTGCTTATTTTTGATTAGGTATTTGAGAAGTTTAGGTGCTGTTAAGGTATTGTGTTGATTAGACGGGTTTGATACTCTGGCTGTGTAAGCAATAAAGGCCTCGGCACCGATTGCTCGTTCTGTTTGTGTTTCCCATGCCGAAAGTATCGGTTGTGTCAATGCTATAATTTTCGCGGTATTCATTTTGTTTCCTCATTAATAATCTTTATAACTTCGGATAAACTTTCTTCTACTGTCCATTCTGTACCACCCGGACCACCAAAAATAACTGTGGCAACGCTACCACTATCTCTTCGGCGTCTTTCATAGACAGCAATAATCCACTCAGAGTTAATGTAAATTGGCATGTCAACTACATTGTCGTTTGACATATTTTTAAATTTCAACATACTCATAATCTACTCCATATATTCAAGTTCATCGTAGCCTCAAATCCGCTGTGTGTGTTTATATCTATAATGTGTTGGAGAATGGCAGGAGACAATCCTGAAAGAACCATTTCATTAATATCTTTTTCTTTAATTGTGTCAGGCCAAATACAAATCTTATAACCTAAATCAATAGTCTTGCGCATATTGGAAACAATTTGTTTGTTCCTAGGTTCATTATCATACACAAAAATATAATCTTTGTCAAGACCTACAATGTTAGGAGCATTAAACAGTGCTGCATCCATAGTAGCCAGAGAATTGTTAAGGAAAAGACTGTCGATGGGTCCCTCAACAACATATATAGGCATATCAAAGTTAAGTTTATCCCAACCAAAAACTTTTGGGTTCTCTTCGTCACTTTTGATCGTGATATACTTGATCTTGGAATGTCTGTCAATGGATCGCCCCTGTATTCCCAGTAGTTGGCCGTCCCTGTTATAGAACGGGATTATTATGCGAGGTTCCTTATATAGTGTTTTTGCGTGTGCAGGAAATGTGACAGAAACGAAGTTTGCAAAGTCTTCCGCATACCACATATCATCAATAGGAACCTTCCTATCTTCTAAATATTTTCTAGCCGGATGATAAGGATTCAATCCATTAACACGAACGGCATCACTGTATAGTAGGGACTTAGGTTGTTCTTTAAAGACTGGTTTGGAGACAAAATCCTTGACGTCCACAACGGTGTTGGTCGTGTTAGGTTGGACGAACGAGTCCAATACAAAATCACGATATAACATCGGATCTTCATCTTTTAGGAACTTTTGAAATGTGGTGGAGGTGTGACAATTATGACACATAAAGAAGAGGTGTTCCTTCTTCTTATAGATGTAACCACGGGCCTTTAGTTTGTCCTTCTTGGAATCACCACATACGGGGCAAGAAAAGTTCCATAAAAATTCCCCCCTCTGCTTGAAGTTTTTCAACTTGGGCGAAAGGAGGGAAACATATTTTTTATCTATGTATAAGGACATATTCCACCATAATCATAACGAAGTTTTTTATTATACTTGGTAGTTGGCTCTATGTCAACTACTTTCTTGGTGGCAGTTCCCTTTTATGTTGTTGTTCTATATTTTGTAAGGACTGCTTTATATCATTTACCTCATCCCAAAGACTTTTACGGTCATTATCAGTCAATTCTTTTCTTTGACCAAGGTAATCTTCAATATGTTGGACTCTGGACTCAAGATAGGTCACTTTTGTTTTAAGTTCCATATCTCCCACTTTAAGGTCACTAATGGTCCATAATAGTGATACACCAATACCACACACGGCAATTATAGCTGTAATAGCGTGTGGTAAAAAATTGATAAGATTGAATCCACCTCCATCATCGCCAATCTCGTCGTTATGGTTGTGGTCGTGTTTTAACATTTTGGTTTACTTTCTCCTGTTTAAACCTCCATCTTATAAATCGTCGCCCTCACAGGACCGGGGCGACGAATTAGTATCTCCATGCAGCCTGAAAATGCATCGGGTCGTTATCGCCGGGTCTACCGCGCCACCACAATCCGTGCTTCTCCAATATATCTGCGAAATCGTGGTTCAGCATACCTTCATGCCATGCAGATGGCCAAGGATTTCTTGCTGGGTCCATATCAATGGCTATACCCCATGAATGGACTGATAATCTAGAACCACCTCGCATCAGTCTGTAGTTATAAGAACCACCTGACTGATCTAGGTGTAGTTTCTTAATGTTATCTTTACCAAAGTGTTCTAGAACCTCGGTAAATGCCGCAGTATAGACATCAACTACCTTCTTATGTAGTTTCATTGTCTTGAACTGCTGGCCACTGGCATTAAAGAACATAGGGTAAGGTGGTGCCCACTTTACGATGTTCTCTTTGAACCAAGTAGGATCTACATCTCCGTTTTTACCAGATGGATCCCCGAAAAACTTATTTAGATTTACCACATCTTCGTGCGGAAAAAGTTCTTTACACTTTGCGTTTGTTACCGTACCTGGCATATGTCATTTCTCCCGTGTTTTGGTTTCTCAATACTATAGGTTTGCCTGGGTTCTTATTGGCATATTCTCTAATCTCGGCGAGGCAATCGTCCTCTTCTAAATACTTTCGCCATGTCTTATGCTTACGCTTTTCCATCTTTGCAGTATGGAACACATGTGATGAAACCTCAAATACTGCTGCGCCTGCGAATGTTTCTTCTTTAACCAAACTTGGTATTGTTCGTTTCATCATATCAGGAAATAGCAAAGGTGACTTGGTCTTACCGTATCGTTTCTTCTGCGAACTTACAGGCATACCTGGTTCACCTTGCGGACCTACACCAATACCTGCTATACCACCAGCACCTGCATTATTGGTTGGTGCTCCTACACCGTCTTCGTAAACCCTCTTCATTGTAGATTCCTTAATATGTCCGCAATATCCAGATCAACTGGTATTTCTTCTTGCCTTACATAGTATTTATCAAACGAGACAGTTAATCTTTTAGGTAAATAGTTAAGAAATATAAGAATAGTTTTGAGGAGTGGATAATCTTCTTTATCCACTTTGAAGAATAGCATATTCACTGTCGCTTCAACACCAAACACATTAGCAAGGATGATTACATGGTTTAGAACCAACCTCTCCTTGAACTCACCAGTTTGTCTATACTTTCGTAATAACCTTTTTACATACTTTATTCTCTTTAGATCATCCTCAAACTCCGATTGTAGGATATGAGGACGATCATAAGATTTTGCAGCATAGATAAGAAAGTTATCATCACTTAAATCATTTATCATTACATTTTATTCAGATGCCAAGTTGTGTTTTGATGGATCGTATTTATCTTTTCTAATACGATGAACTCCACCACCTGTAGCAGCATGTGGATCACCCTTGTTTGTTACAAGAACGGTATCAGATTTTTCTTTACCAATACCAAGACCCTGCTTAACTGCGGTAGAAACCTTCTTCTTCATTTTTTTCATAGCATATGATTTCTTTACAGGTGTCAGACCTTCGTCAAGGTCTTCATCTTCCTTAACAACAGCAGGCCATTCTTTATCTAACTTACCATTAGCAAGTTTCTTATCTTTTGTTCTTTCAGATGTATCCATAGCCTGTTTGGTACTTGGAGAACCATTGTTACCATCGGTATGCATTGGTTCTTTAACAGCACTTCTCTGGCTCTGTGTTACTTTATCCCAACATTCTTTCATGGTCATCTCGGCTGTATCAAGCATTTTGTCTAGTTCTGCTTTATCAACAACCTTAGCAACACATAAAAACATACCCATAATCTGTGTATATTGGAAGAATAGATGATACTGAACTGGCACTTCACGAATAAACTCACCTTGGTCGCTCATACCCATCTTTTCACCAAACTGTCTAATCTCATAGACCTCTACACCTTTATCACCTTCCAAAAATGTTCTCTTTGGAAGGATAATGCTAAAGTAGGCAAGGGCCTTAGAAATCTTACGCAGTGTAATGTAAGGTGTAATATGTGAACGGCTACAGATGCCAGCAAGAATGGCATTAACCTCGGAACGAACTGCATCGTTTTCTAGGTCAAAGTTGCCATTCTCTACATTTGCAGTTGGAAGGACTTCCTCACTAATAAATGACTTAAAACTTTTCATAGTGGATATCCTTCTTTATTATGGTGTATACCAAATAACTGTTGCGCTTGTTGAGGTTACAGTATTTGAGTTTGCGGCCGAAACAACACACTGGAAGGTGTTACCATTTGCAGTCTTGTTGTTAGCAGTAAATGTAGCAGATGTTGGGTTGTAATACTTGCCAGCAGAACCTGTAACGTTGGTCCATGATGTACCAGTGTTTACCTGCCACTGATAAGATAGTGTAGCACCTGCTGGTGTAGATGAAGCAGCAACGGTGAAAGTAACATTCTGTGGAGCACCATTCATTGTGCTGCTTACTGGTTGTGTAACAATTCTCAATGTATAGTCTGGGAACCAGAGGCCATCATTGCTTCCATCACCAGGAATTGAATTTGTAGCAACAAGTGTTTCATATGTTACACGTCCTGCGCGGCCGCCTGTACCTTCTTTACGAAGAACCCAACCAGCATGATAACCATGACCTGTTGGGCTAGCTTGGATTTCTTGTGCAGAAACACCAAACTGACCGTAGATGACGTTTGGATTTAGATGTGGGCCAACGGCACCTGCTGTATCATTCTCAAAGATTAGTGCGGCGTTTGCCTCATTTACTGGCATACCCATTTGAATGACTGCTGCAAAATCTGAGTTAGCAGCATTATTATAAGTTCCCCATAATGGCATTTTAGTTTTCCTTCTCTATGATAGGTTTAATTTACAGATTGTTGTTGCATCCCTGCTTTAACAGGGTTTACTTCAATTGGATCCGCTGGTTGACCTGTGGCAGTTTTGCCAGGGTTTAGCATCTTTTGATCGGTTGATTTCTGCAAGGCAACCTTAGTTGCTTCCTGTGCCAACTTTTTGGATGATCCATAACGATGTTCAAGGGCACCGAGTGTACCGCTACCCTGATTGTTTGATCCCTTTTGTGAAGGTACCTTATTTATTCCTTCACTTAAACCAGACGGTCTCTTCGGTGGAATAGGTGCTGGTGTTGGTGCAGCCGGTGCTGGTGTAGTAGGTTTAGGTGCTGGTACTGACGGAACACCAGGTGCAGTTGATTTATTCTGGTCCGGTTCTGTCTTAACCGATGCCTTAACGTCCAAATCAGCCGGTCTTGAAGGTGGTGTTGGTGTCTGTGCAGGTTCTGGTTTTGGAGATTGTGCGGGTTCCGGTACAGAAGTTCCTGAAGATGAAACTTTTATATCATCTGGATTCCACTTAGTATCACCTTGTGACTTATCTGCTTTGAAATTAGCAGATGTTGGGTCATTAGCACCACCTTTTACAGCAGTTTTACCTTTAATTGCGTTCATATACTGACCGAGTGTTGCACCTGGATTGAATTTTCTGAAATCATCCAATTCAGCTTTAGACACAACACCTGGTTTAGAGGTGTATGATGATTTGGTAGTTGGTGCAGTTTTGTTTGTTGGAGCAGGTTTTGACAAAGGTTCTGTTGTGTCTGGTTTAAAACCTGCTTTTTTAACTGCGGCATGAGAATAATCGCTATATGATTTTGCAGCTTTGCCAACAGCATCAGCGGCATAATCTAGGCCCTGTTTAGAAAACATTGTATCAAACAAGTCCTTAAAAGAAGATTTCATCTCATTTACCGACTTACCAGTTGCCTGTGCGTTTAAAAAGACTGTTCTTCCTTCATATGCTTTGCACGGATCTTGGCAAGGATAGCACCTGCTACCTTCTTACCTTTTTCTTCTGAACCATATTCTTTACCGGCTTTCTTGGCAATCTTTGAGAACATTTTGTCTGGTTTGCCGAGGTCTTTACCAGCACGACCAGCCTTTGCTGAATATGCTGCCTCTTCCATTTTCTTAGGTGCTTCGTGTGCAGTTGAACCAGCAGCCTTATGGAAACGGCCATGGTCAAAACGAGGATTCTGCTTTGCGAAGATACCTGCGTGATGTGTAGCAAGTTCATTTCTCTTTTCTTGGGACTCATGACCTTTGATTAGGTCTGCGACCTGCTGGAAATGCTTGCGTGAAACTGCCTCATCGAGGTGTTCTTCTGGTAGATGCGGTTTTGGACGACCACGTTCACGCTCAATCTTGGCAGATGTCTGTTTTGCCCAAGATTTTTGTGTAGTCTTATTATATTTACCAGACTTTGTTGGTGTTGAGTATTCTGAACGACCTGAATGACCATCATTACCTTTTATTCTTGACCGTCCTTCACCGCGACCTGGCTTTTCGTTCTTACCCTGCTTACGTTCAAGATGTTTGCGGAGTCTATCTGATGTTTTGCCGGCCCAATGATAATCGGATACCTGGCCATTATCAAGATTATCTTGTGATTTTTTATAGGCCTTGATAGCAAGTTTTTTTGAGACTTCATCCAACTTTGCTTCTCTCATAGCACCGATTTTAGCAGCAAGACCTGCTTTATCTGCGGCAGATGGACCTGATGTGTCTGCTTTTGGTGCTGTAGTTGAAACAACTGGTTTGTTATCTTTTGTAACAGCAGCACGGTCTGGAGCAGAGTAATCAATCTCTTCTGGTAGATTTGGTTTTGTATGCTTACCGATTTGGTTTTTGATCTGACTTTTTAGATCAACACCGTGCTTTTTCTGCTGTGCTTTACTGTACCATTTATCTGGATCTTTTCTGTGAGCCAACACATCTTTATTCGGACCATCACTGATCTTACCTTTTTTGTTTAGTTGAAACTTAGTTTCATGTCCGTCTTCACGATCTTCTGATGAGTCGGTACCCCAAGTCTTACCTTCACGGCCTGGTTTGCGCCATTGTGATCCCTCTTCCATCTTGCCAGCAGCCTTAGCAGCACGGAAGCGTGAACCCCATACTTCGTCTTTTGGAGATTCAATCTTGCCGTCTTTGTCATAGTCTTTGTCAGCAAGTTTTTTGCCTTCTGTAAGATTGCCTGCCATCATGCCTTTATAGACTTCTTCAATACGAGCATCATATGCGGCAAGGTGTTCGCGGACAACTGCGTTGCGATTGAATACGCCGAACTCTTCGTTGACGGCGTTGATTGCTTCGCGGCGCTTCTGGCCTAGTTCCATAGCGGCTTTGGCGGCTTCCACCAAAGGGTCTGCTTTCTTTGAGTTAAATTTGTTAGAGAATACCATGTTAGTTTCCTTTGAAAGTTGTCCTAGTCGGATAATATAAAATGTTCCTACTATTTAGTATATTTCTTTTTCTTATATTTCTGTTTTTTAAATAATGATGTTTTTTCATCTTCTGCTTTTGCATCAGGTCTTACATCTTCTGGAGGACCACCAGTAGCAGATGCCGAAGCCATAGTTCCAGAATATGGGTCATCCAAACTTTCTTTCTTCAATCTATCGGCAACTTCTTTAAGTTTCTTGTCGGCCAAGGCACCATACTTTGCCTTGAACCTTCTTCGTGTTTCTTCTTTCACCATCCAACGGTCAATCTGCTTGCTATTGGCACCGTTTACACCGGTGAAATCTAAACTTTGGTTATCACCGAAACCAGGACCTTTAGGCATACCAGCTTCGTCTCCTACTCTATCACCACCAATAGGACCAGGATTCTGGTTTCTTGGATCTAAAGGTGAAGGTTTTTCTTCTTTTCTCATTTTGTTATTCAATTTTAATACTTTCATAGTTGCGAACTTACCAGGTTCTTGGCCTGGCGTGTCTAGTTTATATTTGTCTGTAAGTTGCTGTGTGCCCCAGTTACCAGCACCACCAACCTCGTTTAGCATTTTTTCAAATCGCTTATCTGCCTCATTCAAAGCAAACTCTGCGATTTCTTTTGAAACAGAATGAATTAGTTTATCATATGTTTCTTTGATTACATTTTCGTTTAGGTTTAGATCAAGGTCATTCTTGACCTCAATTACCTTTTCAAATAACTGGTCAAAGCGGTCAAGGGACTCTTGTGCACCTTTCCACTTGGCAAAGCGAACTGCCTCGGTGATTACACGACCACCTTTGGTTGCTCTGGATTCATTTCGTTGTTTGGATACCTCGTTGCTGGTATTCACAAACACCATAATAGTTTCATAGCCTTGGATTTCCAAGGCCTCTTTGATTGTCTTTACTGTAAGGTAATCAGAAGCACCATTCACTACAATAGCACCTTGGAGTTTCTGGTTATGGAAAGTATCTGCGGATACCTCGGTGAATCCAAATGGCAGAATGGCCTCTTTTAGGATTTTATCTTTACCAGAACCAGGTGTACCAGAAAGAATAATAGCCTTTTCTTCACCAACGTAGGTCATATCAAAGTAGGATGGATTGTCTTGTCCAAAATAACGCATAACCTTGCCGGCCTCGGAGTTGGCCTCGTTCTCAATCTTGGAACCTGTTGCTCCTTCTTTTTTGATATTCTTACCAAGGAGACCATCGAGGTTCTGTTTGTGGTGAACCAACTCATGTGCTACCGAACGGAAGATATCCATTGGATGTCGGTTCTTTGTAGAAATCCTAACCAACTTTTCGGATGGTGAGTAAGAAGCAAATGAAGGTTGGTTTACTGGATTCTTATCTCCACTTTCATCTGAACCCATATACTGAACTCTTGGTTTCTCATCAATACCAAGATGGGCACAGGTGTAGTCAACAAAAGACATTAGTTTTTCATGGAACTCTTTACGAGACATTGCACTAGTTTGTTCTTTAAGATACCATTCTTTTAGTTGTGTTCTGGTTGCTGTAAAGATTTTTCTAGCAAGTGCTTTATCTTTGGCAGCCGATGACTTGGCGAATGTAGCAAAGTCACCCTTGCGAACAGCGGCACGTAGAGCAGTTCCAGAAATACCCTGCTTTCTAGCACCAGATGATACAACCTTGAACTTCTTAAATGGATAATGTTTTTTAGGATCAAAACCTTTAGCAGTCTTAGGCATAACATACTTGCCAAGTTGTGTTCTAAACTCATTGACACGGTCATCACCAACCACAAATGTAACATCTTCATAACCTTCATCTGCCAGTTTCTTACAGATAGCAAATGCGGTCTTCATAGAAGGGTCATCCACAAAGTTTACACCAGGGAAAATCTGACGAAGAAACGCCATCTTTTGTTTTGGTGATAGTGGATTTTTGGAGGAGTCGTGTGATTGGGATGTATAGATGCGGTGATCAGCACCAGTTTTATTTGCCAAATTTACGGCATAATGGATTAGTTCTGCATGGCCTGTGGTCGGTGGATTATAACGGCCAAATGTGAATACTATTTTTTTCATATCTCTCCCTCTGCGGGTTTAAAGTTATTTATATTTCTCTTCTTCTCGGACCTTTCGCACGATACGTCTAATGGTTTCCAGTATTGATACTGGTTTATTTTCCGTAACGGGAAGGGACTCCGGTTTTTGGGTTGACAAGGTATGCTTCAAAATCTATCTCCGGGTGTAACTTTGCTAGTTGTAATAACATATTTAGGTTACCTTCATGGTCATCCCACATTCGGATCTTGTTGAACTTACCGCTGTCAATATACTTACGAATAACAACAGCCTTAGATAATGGTGCCGCATTACCACCACCAAATACATTACCAGAACGTTCTACATGAACCTGGTCAATAGGGAATCCATGGTCACGGAACTTTTTGAGAAACATATCTTTGTCGGATACGTCTGCTCTTGCGGTTACGATAATGGTACGAGAGTGTGCGCCTTGATGACCAACAACCAACTGGGCCCGTCTAATCATCTTCTCAATAGGTTCTGCTTTATCATGGAAATACTTACCAGACCTAAATTCACCAAAGTCTAGTCGTTCACCTGGTTTTGGTTTATAATGTTTTAAATCTTCGGATGAAAGACGGGCAACAACCTTGCCGTCTTTTACAACATTTGTCTTGGCATTAGGCATAAACAACGTATCGTCAATATCAAAGATGTTTAGTGTACCTTGACCTACTTTTGTTTTAAACTTTTTCATTTTTTCTTTTCTCTGGTCTCTATATATTTTTTCACTCTTTCATCAGTTTCTTTTGTTAGTCCTTTATTCCAAGGTATTTTACCCTTGTGCGATTCACTCTGACTTTTTATCCACTTTTCACCTCTTGTTCTTGCGGCATGCCTTGCTCTTTCTGCTTGAGCCTTTTTCCATTCGGGATCTTGTTTTCTTTTTTCCATTGCTTCTTTATGCTTAGAACTATTCTTCATAGATTTACGCATTTTTTCATTTCTTTCAGGTGAACCAACAAAACCGGAAGTAGATTCACCACCATCAGTTTTATTCATTAGTATTCCTGTAACATTATCTTTACGACCATACCAACGAATGTATCTTCTTTCTAAAGCAAGAGCACCTATTTCAGTTAGATTGGACTCCATAATAACTATTTTTGATTTATCTTTTGGAACTGTAACTGTTCTGTGTTTAGTCCATGCTCTCTGTTTTTGTCCCTTACCTATGTAATAAGGTGTACCATCTTTTCTTAGATAAGCATAGACATAATAATGGTGGGGTGAATAAATAGACATGCTGATACTCCTAAACAGTATTAGAGTCCGTGGGTGTTGTCGCACCGTGACGGACATCCTATTTAGGCTTCCATGATTTTTGCGCAAGGAAATTGGACCTTGAGAAGTTCATCCTGTCTACCAATTTCCACGCTTGGCCATCAACTGAAAGACAACCAACATATCCTTCTGGTGTAGTAACTTTATATCCACCATCCGGAGTATGTAGAAAAGTTCCAATATCGTTTACCTCATCAAATTTGCGAATAAGCATTGTCTTGGCATCTATGAATAGGTTCTGTAGTTGGAATATGTTTTTTAGTCCAGCGGCATTCTTCTTATACCAACCAACAACCTTATTCTTTTCCATAGTTCTTTTTTGTTTTGTAGCAGGCATCTTGGCATCGGCAATCTGTTTATCATACTTGTCTGAAACAAACTTGATGATTTCATTCACATGACCGGCACCCATGTGTTCGCCTGCTCGGACTTTTTGGTTATAATAAGTCATAATAGGAATACGATATGTATCGTTAGAGGCAATCTCGTTTAGTAGTGCCGCAGGTATTTGTCTGAATAGATTACCTGCCTGTGAAAGAATACCAGACAGTCTATCGTTTTCTGCCTTGGTTAGTGTGGCCTTACCTGTGACATCCATGAAACGATTTGTCCTATACCAGACATTGCGTGATGAATGTAACCGCCCAATATCAACATCGAAGTGAGTTTGAAGATTGGCC